TTCTTGCATAAGCAGAACCACGAGTACGAGTATATGCGGATGCGCGAGTTCTTGTGTACGCAACTTCCGAAGTTGTTCTCTTTGTATTAGTAGCAGTACCCTTTGCCGCCCATGTACCAGAAGCAGAAGGAACACCTTGGGTAGCAGATCTCAACTGATAAGAACCAATGTTACCTACTACTGCACGTTCTGTCTTGGCGTGTTGACCAAACGTATGCTTGATCTCGTTATCATTCAGTTCACGAATACCACTAAACGACCCTGCCGAATCAGAACCAACCAAACCCATAGGTCTGATAGTTGAGGGGGCAGACATTGTATTTCGTTTGTAGATGTTGTATACTGTGCTTGTTCCGTTACCTAATGTATCGGTGTATACGTTTGACAGTAAGGCACTATAGTCACTTGACGGAGCAGAGGTTCCTAGTTTATATGTTCCGGGATAATCTGATAGAGCAATACGAGCATTAAGTCTAGTCGTAAGAATAGACATATCAGAGTCGGGGAATTCATATAGACCTTCGGCACCACTGTTCAGATACCCTACTGGTCTGCGATAGTTCGCACCAGTGTAGTTAGCAGTACCTTGTATTTGCTTTAGGGGAGTAGATGTACTACCAGAAGTTATGGCAGAGGCAGGGTGTGTGCCGTCTGCCTCATTGTAGTAAGTATCAACGAACGTACCGATAGTGGTACCCGAAGTCTTATGTAGGGTACCTGCGCCTGTGGTACCTTCCGCTAATTGTAGTCCTGCTTGATAGGCGAGGTAATGCTCTTCCGTAGGAGTTAACTCCTTCAGATCAGCGTTTGTTCCTTCTGCCTTTAGCGGTATGTTCGACTTTGCCACAGATTAATTCTCTATCAATTTAACTTATCTCTATTTATAAGAATTATACTATGCAGTTCTTACATATAAAGTATAAGTCTCCACGTTGAATATACCATTACCGATAGTCTGCCCAACATAGTTACCTGCGAAGTTACCTGCGAAGTTTCTTGAGTAATTACCTTCAAAGTTTCTTGTGTAATCTCCAGTGAAGTCACCAGTATACGCACTTGTTCTTGACCTAGTAAAAGTAGAACCACGAGTTCTTGCATATGCCGAATCACGGTTTCTGGTCGAATCTCTAGTAGAGTTTCTAGTGTAGTTACTTGTTCGGGTACGACTATATGCTCTACTATATTCGCCAACAGAATCAGTAACACGAGTTCTTGTGTAGTCTCCTGCATATGCCGAACCACGGTTTCTAGTAAAGTTAGAAGTTCTAGTCCTAGCAAAAGATGATGCTCTTATTCTAGTATAGTCTGCCGAATAGTTTCTTGCATAGTTACCTGCAAAGTTTCTTGTGTAGTCACCAGTGAAAGAACGAGAATAGTTAGATACACGAGTTCTATTATATGCAGAGGTTCTGTTAACGATACTTGTTCGCGTAGAAGTTCTGTTATAGTCTCTTGTATAGTTACCAATAAACGTTCTCTGATAGTTACCAGTGTAATTACCTACGAATGTTCTCGCATAGTTTCTACTATAGTTACCAAGGAAGTCACGAGTATAGTTACCAAGGAAGTTGCCTATGTAAGTACTAATGCGTATTCTACTGAAGTCCCTTGAGAAGTTACCACCAAAGTCACGAGTATAGTTAGATACACGAGTACGTTCAAAGTTTCTTGAGTAACTTGAGTCTCTGGTACGTTGGTAGTTTGAGTTACGCGTCCTAGTAGAATCTCTAGTAAAGGCACGAGCATAGTTACCAAGATAGTTTCCAGTAAAGGTTGAGTTCCTTGTATCAATAGTTACGCTACTGAAGTTTCGTGTAGAATTACGATGGAAGGCACGGACGTAGTTGCCCACAAACAATCTAAGGAAGTTGCCAGTAAAATTAGCGGTGCCTGTGTAGTTACCTGTATAGAAACCTGCACCAATATAGTATAGCGGATTGCCGCCTTTCGAGCCACCGGTATTGGCATAAGCAATATTCGTACTTGCTCTTTCCCTTACTGAGATTATAGTAGATGCTTTGGTTCTAGTGTATCCAGTGGCACTATTTCTAAGATAATTTCCATCACCGACATTAGATGCCCTATGAAATGCCCCCAGTGCCACCCTAGTTCTCTGAAAGTCACCAGTGAATGTTACGGTACTTTCTACACCAGTGTAGAAACCACCATACCTATATTCAGTAAAGTACCCTAAGCGCCCAGCATAATAAGGTGGCGTACCTGTGTAGTTACCTTGGAAGTTTTGTGCATTCGCAACATATATGCGAGTAAATCCCTGAGTGTAGTTACCGACATATCGATTTACTTCACTTGTTGGCCAACCAGTTCCAATATAGTTTCCTATAAAATAAGTGCCTCTCGCATAGTTACCTAAATAGGTAGATGTACGAATCTGTGTATAGTTGCCTATGTAAGTACTTATTCTGTTCTGTATACGAGTTCGACCAAATGCAGTTTGAGTACCATAAGTAGTGTCACCACCTACATAGTTTCCTATAAAGTTACCTAAGAAGTCGCGAGTGTAGTCACCTATGAATCCGCGAGAATAGTTACGAGCAAAGTTACCACCAAAGTTACGAGAATAGTTAGATACACGAGTTCGGAGGTACTGTCTAGCATACTCACCAGTAAATGTTTGGGAACTTGTTCTGGTTGAAGTTCTGCCATATGCGGTTTCCGTACCATATGTAGTACCACCATCAGAACCACCAACATAATTACCGATGAATGCACGAGCGTAGTTTGATACTCTATTTTGAATACGAGTTCGTGTATAGGTACTTATTCTAGAAACAATACCAGTACGAGCATAGTTACCAACGAAGTTACCTGCGTATTGGTCTGCTATTATACGAGTATAGTTTCCTGCGAACCCACGTTGATAGGTTGATACACGACCACGAATATAGTTTGAGACGCGAGTACGCGCAAAGTTTCTGGCATAGTTGCCTGTATAATTACCTGCGTAAGTACTCGCCCTAGTGCGGTTAAATGTAGATGCGCGGTTGCGTGTGAAGTTACGAGAATAATCGCCAGTATAATTACCAATGAAGTCACCAACATAGTCACCTGCAAAAACACGAGTATAGTTTCCTGCGAACCCACGAGTATAGTCACCAGTGAAGTCACCAGTGTAGTTACCTGCAAATGTTCGGGTGTAGTTACCTACATAGGTAGTTCCATAATTACCTGCAAAGTTCTGTGGGTCATTACGAGTAGAATTTCTTGTATAGTTACCTACACGAGTTCTTGCATATGCCGAACCACGAGATCGAGTACTAGTTCTTGTGTACTGTTCTTCACCCACCAGTCGAATAGTGTTTGTTGCAGTACCCTTAGATGCCCAAGTACCTGTGGCAGGGGCACCTTGCGAAGCAGTACGAAGTTCGTATGAACCAACGTTGCCACTGATAGCACGTCTAGTCTTTGCGCGTTGACCAACAGATACTTGGATCTGCCTGTCAGTTAATTTCTGTATACCTTGGAATGTACCAGAGTCTCCATTGGATCTCTTAATACCTGCAAGACTTGATATGCCACCTTTACTATCAAGGATAGCACTAGGTGCAGTCATTGTATCTCTACGCCAGATAGAGTAATCGTTAATGATAATCGCATTACCTGCGGAGTCTGCACGTTTATCTAACAGGACAGAAGGTACTAGTATGCTATAGTCAGAACTAGGAGCAGTTGGAGATAATTTTAAAGATCCCGGATAGTCCGATAGAGCAATACGAACATTGATCTCATCACTAAAGGCATTGAAGTTCGAAGCAGGTTGTTCGTAAACGTGCGCCCCGAAATGAGCAATGGGTAGACGGAAGTCACTATCTGCTTCGCTTGCCGTACCATTAATCTGGAACAGGTTCTTTGTGCTACTGATTACCGAAACTTGGTCGTAAGGATGCGTACCTACTGGTTCTGGGTAGTAGGTGTCTAGGGTGGAACCGATTCCTCGGTTTCCACTAGAGGCAAGCGTGAGAAGACCTACATCACTACTATCCGCTTGCGCGTTCTGTAGTCCTGCAAGGTAGGCAACATAGTTCTTCTCCGTTGCACTGATCTGTTGGAGATTACCATCACTGTCTTTTAACTTTAACGGTAATGTCTTATTATTCGACATTCTCTTTCCTACTTAGTTTAGAAGAGTACCGCTTTCGTCATAGATAAGGACAGTTCTAGTTGCCAGTTCATTTAACGCTTTAACGATACTATCATTATTTATACCTTTGAAGAAACCGCCCGGAGCAGAAGAATCTAATGTATTCAGAGTTCCTACCAAAGTATTGACAGCAGTAATGTTACTTACGTTAGTCGCTATGTTTGCTGAGTTGGTATCAATCCTACCAAGGTTAGATTGCAAGAAAGTAGCATCAGAATCAAGTCTTCCAATGTTAACTGCCAACTGAGTACTATCAGAATCCAGTCTTCCAATGTTAAATGCCAACTGAGTACTATCAGAATCGAGTCTTGAAAGATGAACTGCAAGTTCTGCATCATTAGTAGCAATGTTTCCCTTGTTAACAAGGATCTCTGATACTGCCGAATCTAACTGAGTATGTATCTCATTGATAGAACCTGCTATGTTCTGTGCCACAGTATTCACGCCACTGTCTACGAAGAATGCGCGACCATGAATCTCTACTTTGCTTGCGTCCATTGCTACTGCAAGTGTAGTCCCAGAGTATATATCTAATTGATTGCTACTGTTTTGGAATCGACCAAACTGAGTACCGTTGTCTTTGAGATATACGTCACCACCATTAGCATCAAGAACAATGTCTCCATTCGCATCTAATGTAATGGTAGTTGATGCGTCTATCTTAGCGGCACCTGTTACAGTCGCAGTCCAGTTTCCACCAGACGTTTGTTGCATTGCGCCACCAGACGTATTAGTCAGTGTGGTACCTGCGGTATGTACTATCGAAGTACCTGCTACAGTTGTGTGACTAGTAGTGGCAGAGTCCTTTATCAGGGTAGTAGCATTAGTAGTCAAACTACCAGTCGCATTTAATACGTTGTTCGCGGCAAGAGTATATGCAAGACGAGTAGTCCCTGCTTTCTTCATTGTCAAAGAACCAGTATGAGTGTCTAGGTTAATGGCATTACCACCATCTAGGGTCACTGCATTAGGATTACTTATTGTATTGGAAACAACATTAAAGTTAGCAATGTCTGCACTGTCTGTGACAAGACTATCAGTAGTTACTGTTCCATCGAAGAAACCATGTCGCATCTCTAGTGAGGCAGAACCAAGGTCACGAGTACCGTCTGTGCTTGGTACGATGTTTGTATCAACACGACCAAGGAAAGAGATAGTATCTCCAGTAGCATTACCCAGATCAACATTACCATTTAAGGTAGTGTTACGATCAACATTCAAGTCACGGTCTACATCAAGATCATTCTCAATGTTAACATCGTTGTTGAATACAATGTCTGAGTCATTCAGTGTTGCAGTCAGGATACCATTAGAGTAGATACCTAATTGATTGGCACCTGCGTGTTTGAATCTTCCGTACTCTGTCCCTGCATCTTTAAGGATTACGTCATCACCTTCCGCGTCAAGGATAATATCCCCTGCCGCGTCTAATGTGATAGTAGTTGATGCGGCAATCTTAGCGGCACCTGTTACATTGACGTTATATGCACCGTTAGATGTGTGGGTCTGTGCCTTAGAACTAGTTACTAAAGTTGACGCGCTAACAATGTCAAGTGCGCCAGTAGCACCAATATGATAAGCACCAGTAGCACTATCTGAATAAGCACCTGCAATAGTCTGTGTTAAGTTTCCTGTAACATCTATTGTGTTACTAGTACCAAGACCATATGCGAAACGAGTAGTACCTGCACCTTTAATGTCTAAGTCATTACCACCTGCATCGAGAACAATGTCTCCAGACGCATCGACAGTATAGTTACCTGTCACGGCAGTAGTGTTAGTAGCACCAAGTGTGTGTTTGATTCGGTCACTGGCACCATCACGAAGGATAATATCATTACCGTTCGCGTCTAGGGTTATGTCACCGTTTGCATCTAGGACATAGTTACCACCCACTGTGGCAGTTTGATTACCACCTGCGGTAGTAGCATATGCACCAGTGAATGTACCTGTGTATGATGCGGCAGAATCAACTACTGCACCAGACGTATTGTTTGTTAAGTTGCCAGTAGTCGCAATAGTGTTTGTAGCACCAAGGGTATAACCGATACGAGTAGTACCTGCATCCTTCAGTGTTATATTGTCTCCACCTGCATCAAGTACTATATCCCCTACAGCATCAATAGTGTAGTCATCAGGTGCGGCAATAGTGTACTTTGCATTGTCGAGAAGAGTATGCGTTACTTGATCACCACCTGCACCATTCTTAAATATGATGTCGTTACCATCAGCGTCTAAGGTGATATCACCAGAGAAGTCTAGGTTAAGGGTTGTGCCCTCTTGGGTTTGGGATCCAGTGGTCGTAAGTACTGAGTTACCTGCAATATCTGCATCTAGGTTACTCGAAATATTAAGGTCAAGGATACCAGTAACGTCTACTACGTTAGTTGCACCTAATGTAAAGTTGAAACGCGCAACCGAATCATCAAGGAAGTTGATGTTCGCTCCACCTGCATCTAGGTTAATATCACCCACTGCATTGACGTTGAAGTTTGCTCCGACATTAAATTGGATATCAGTACCACTTGCTTGTGCAGTACTAATCAATAGTCGTGTTTGGGTTTCGCCCTGTAGTGCATTACCAGTAGGATATAATATTTCACCTGCCGAAGCATCAAAGACTCTTTCGATCTCATTGATTGCCATGACAACATCACTGTCACCATAAGTAAGTAAGTTATCTGGATCGCCAACGTTATACGATGTCGTATTCAGGTTGTCTCGTAATATCTTAAACGAGTCTGATAATTTAGTAAATGGTCTTGACATCTATAGTTTCTCTACTAGTTGTGAAAGTAAGGATTTGATATCTCGCATATCATTTTCGAGATTACTTACCTTATCCTTCAGATTCTTTTCATCCGCAAGTTTTGCTTGGCGGTTCTTCTTCCGTTCTTTAGCATTCTGTATCTCAGTTCTATTTATATTAATAATGCCACCCGACTCACCATCTCTGGCAAAATCGGGTTCATCTTTTACAGCAGTCAATGTGCGTTTCATTATGTTGCCAATGCCATTATGCGTAAGTCACGGAAGGTAGGACATTTCGCACTGTTAGTAGATCGCATAACAATCTTGACTTGGAACTGAGTAAATGGATTCATAGTACCACCTTCACCACCTACTAGGTAACGATACTCACGGAACACGTTCTTGTTCGTATCTGGTTGTGGAGATACTTCGGCAGGTGCAATAGTCCATGCCATCTTCTGGATAGGATCTGAACCACTCGCCACTCTCCAGTAAATCTGGAAGTCAGACTCAGGAGGACGGTTAGCGGCAAGTAATATCTTGAGACCAACTGCGGCATCTGTTAGAGTAGTAACCTTAGTTATATGCTTCGCAGATTCGGTACCGTTGAGAGGTGATCTCTCTGATACATAAGTTAACGGAACATTGTAACCGACAGTTGCGGCAGAGTCTTGTTTAGATATCAAGTTAGCACAAGCATTCAGACTCATTCCTTCCAGATCAAGTACTGGAGATAGGAATGGGTTAGTCGTTGCCATAGTAACCTGTAGAGTAGAAGATCTCTCACCTGCTAACTTACCTGCACCAGTCAAGTTCTCGGTACGTCTATTGTATATTGCTTTTGGTTGAGCAAACTCAATCCATTTGTTGTTCTCAACAATACTAAACTTACTATCTTTTACGAACCTAATCTGATCACCTGCCAGAGCAGATTGACTAGTAGTCTTCATAGACAACGTAATGTTAGTCGAAGAAGGTTGAGTTAAGTTCATTATTGGTTTGAGTCTGTCAAAGTTAATGTTACGTTGTGAAGTCACAGAAGAACCACCGAACCACTTACGAGAAGTTACGTTAGCATCTGCGGCATATGTGTAACCAGAGTTATCTGCTTGGATGACTGTTCTAGGGCCAATTACATCAGCACCAGTAAGACCATTACCAAAGTTAGTTGCGGAGTCAATACCACGAATCCAAGTCATATCACCTGCGCGTAAACCATGACCCTGTAACATTACTCGAACGTTACTACCTGAGTCAACAAGTAATGGGTCTTTGCCTAGTGCTTGTGGTGATACATTACTGTTCTCAAATATCGCATTACCGCTACTAACAAACTGACAACAGTTAAGTCTGTAACATAAGTCAATGTCACTAGATGGTTCCCATAACTTACCGTTCTGAGATTTAAAGAATCCACCCAGAGTCGGTTGTTGTGATATAAACGAAGTACTTGATCCCAACTGGAACTCACCAACAGTACCAACATAGACATTATAGTCTGGGTTGTTGTCTGTAGGAATTAATACAATTGAGTATTCTCCCGGAGCAAGGAACAGAGGGTTGTCAAATATAAACTTAGTAGAGTTTTGTAGCATCTCTTTGTTTGTAGAACCTGCCGATACCAAGTTAACTTGACTTGCTTTAAGAACCTTGAATGCCAAGATAGAAGTAGAAGAAGGTTTTCCTTGAACAGCAGGACGAATCTCACATCTTACCGAAGTGCTACCCTTAGTTGCAAAGTATACTTCAGCACTAGGCATGAAGATACCACCTGCTTCTAGTACTTGGAAAGTCTGTGCAATAGGATCGACATATCTTGCGCCACCATCTTGCATTCCTCGATTGCCCTTACCTCTATTTCTGGCAGGAACTTCTGCGGCAGGTTGAGTTTCTGGTGTACCAGAACCACCGGGAGGAGTTACTGTGTCAGTAGTATGATCTACTGGATAAGTTCCCCAACCGTAGTCTACTACGACAGTCTGATCAACGTGTTCACGAGTAGTTGACTGATCCCCTGCAATTACAGTAGTAGTAGATGTTGATCTAACATCGGTGGCAGTCTCGGTAGTTACAACACTTTCTGTCCATACTGTATTCTCAACTGCCGTAGTGGTTTCGACCGAAACAGTCGATCCACCAACAATCTTGAGTATGCGAGTTACTTGTACGTTATCTTCGGTCTTGTTCAAAACACCTGCCGAAGTAAATACTGTCTCACAAAAAGACATTGAAGAGTTACGATCCGAAGCATTAACATCATACATCGCAAATGTTCGACTACCAGTCTTGAATCTCATATGAGTACCATTAGGAACTTCGAAAGAACCTATGATCTCACCGTCTCCATTGGCAACTAAGTTAGTCTTTCCTTGTGAGTGATCCTGAGTAGGACGTTGAGTCCCCTCATCATCCTCAACACCTTGTGCAAGAGTATAAGACTTGTCACCATAAGTTTGGTATACAGTCTCTTCTCTACAGAAAGTAGATACGTTCTCACCGTCAAAGAATGGGAAGTACTGTGTGTTAGCACGAAGTCCTTCTGCTTTGAAGTTGATTCTAATAGGACGCATGAATGGTATAACTGCAACATCTACGATTCGACTACCAATAATGTCTCGAATAGTTGACTCACTTGCAACACGGTTTACTGTGCTTGAAGTGCTTGTGGCAGTAGTTGTCTCTACAGTACCTTCGTAGGTATTCTCTGTATTGATTGTACGAGTAGTCTCGTATGTAGAAGTGTTAGCAGTCCGTACAGTCTCTCTTGTTTCGGAAGTAATAACATCCCACATATCTGTAGTGATTTCTTCGAATGACCAGTCGAAATCACCCCAACCATAAAAACCACCGCCACTGTAACTACCTCCACCTAGACCAAAGTCGCCTCCCCAGAAGTTAGTGCCTACGCCATATCCTGCACCCCAGTTCACGTCATCCCAGTGACCGTCCCAGTCGCCCCAGTAATCTTCCCAAGTGCCGTCTGAGAATGCTTGCCAATATGAATCGATAACAGTTCGTGAGATTTCTTCTTCACGTTCCCTAGAGATTTCTACTGTCTCGGTAAACAGTGTTTCGACATCAGTTACGTTACCAACTTTAACCCACTCACCTAGTGACTCAGTTGCCTGAGTACCAATGAGGATTGGGTCTAATGAATCGTGAGTAACCTGAGTAGAAGTACCAGAGATGAATGAGTTAGAAGCATCACCAACATCCAGTTCACTAGGATCAACACCATACCAAGAGTTCTCAGAGTTGTTCCAAGATAAAGCATGGGTTAAGTCTAGTTCGGTTGCGGTACCTACAACAGTCTCACCAACTTTCTGCGTATCAAACCAGTTATCAGTTTCAGGAGATATTGACAATGCGCCAATAGAAGTCTGCACATAGAATGGTGCAAGGTTCTCTGTATTAGATGCAAGTTCTTGTGACTGGTATCCAACCGTAGAGTAGTTTAGTGTAACGAAATCGCCTTGCTTAACAGTGTTTAACTGTAGAGAGTGATTACTATCATAGTACATATCGATAGCATCTTCTGAGTAAGTAGGACGCATCAATTTAGCATGGGGATCAATCGAAGACTTACCACCGCCACCAACATGAGTCCCTATCGAAGTGTGGGAATGGTTAGAGAAGTTATCTACAAAGAAACCTGCCTTAGAACGATCTTGACCAGAACTATCTAATACCTGCAAGAACTTAGTGTTCAACTCAAGTAATGAAAGTGTAGTCATCTCTTCTAGACGATCAACTTTCTGTTCCAACTTGTTGATGTCTTGCATCGTATATCCCTTACGAGGGATAATAGTTGATTTGAGATCTTGGGTGTGTAGAGTGTTCGCCCCTAACTTAACCTTATAAAGATCAATACAATCCACTGGAATGTCAGGGAACTTAGGATTAAGAGAAGATGAACCAGTAATATAACGTAGTTCGCTCTTGTCTGAGATAACCAAACGGTCTGCACGAGGCAAGTAGTATTCGGCATCTGCGATAATTGTATCGGATGGTACTGGTAAAGGTGGCACATCAGTTGCAGTAAACGCACCAGAACCGTTCATTGAAGGACGGAAGTCGATTGCGTCACGCAAAGATACCTTGCCGCCAGTAGGTAGTTTCTGAGCAGGAACATCAAGATAGTCTAACTGACCATCATAAGAGTTGACTGCAAAGAATGAACCTGCGGTAGAGTTTGCGAAGTACTTGTATCGAGCAAAGACTTGACCATCTGTAGAATTATCAAGACCACCACCAGACCAGATTAACTTACCATCTGCTTGGTGAGTAGTACGGTTACCTGCATCAAACAAGAAGTTAGTAAAGAGATCTGATCCATCGGAGTTAGTCTTACGAATACGTTCAACACTATAGACATCTGATTGACCAAGATCTAAGAAGTAACGACCTTGACCATCAGAATCCAATGCGGCAGTAACAGTCGCAGACGTTAGGGTCTTGGACTTAACAGTAGCATTAGTCTTCTTAATGAATACGATAACTTCGTATGCGACACTACCAGTAAGACCAGAGAAAGTTATTCTCTTATTACCTGCGGTAGAGATCGCGGCAGATACACCGTTCGGATTAAAATCTGTAGTAGATGCGACAATCACATCACTAGCACGAACGAATGATTCACCTGCATCAGTTAGATTAATCAAGTGAGTGGTACCACTAGAAGTGAAGTTATACTTCTTCATAAATGTCATAGTGACATCAGAGAAGTTCTTTGGTCTACGCAAAGGCGTATCAAAGATTAAAGCATTCTTCTTTGGTTCGTGAAGTAGTGCCGCACTGTTAATCAAATTGCCACTACTAGTTGTCTTAACAGTATTGACATAATGAGTGTTTGCAACAGACTTGATAGACGAAACGTCTGCAAGTGACCAGTTAAAGTTAGTACGATTGATATTGAATAAGTGTGCCTTAAATGCAGGTACGCTATCGTAAGAGTTTCCACCTACTCTTGTGCCCGAAGCACCTTCGGTGATTGCACGAATGTTAGCAGTACCAATTACTGAGTCTTGACCTCCCGTACCCTTATAAAGGTTAACTGCTTCACAGACATCGATATCCAACATACCAACACCATCGTTGAAGTAGAAGTAGTTGCCGTAGTCAACACCAACCTGATCTTCTTCACGAACAATAGTATCAGTAGCACGAGGAACAATAAGACTTTGAGTTTGCTTAGTAGCAATACGGTGACCGTCAATATATGCAGTTCCCGGATCTACTCGCATGATGAAGTTGGTTGTACTCTTTGCGTCTGGAGCAATACCAATCTTCCAATATTTTGTAATGAAGTCACCATGAATCTCACGGACGCGTGTAGCGACATGATCATGGAAACCATAGTTTTCTTTCTGAGTTACTTCGTTCTCCATAACACCACGGAACATAGTAGCATAGTATACGAAGGTCTCACCTGCGACCAATGATGATCGTTTTGCCAAAGTAAGTCTGATTCGTAGTCTATCAGCACCGGGACTTGAACGGTTAGGAGTTGCATTCTGGTTATCATATAAGTCATCTGTATCAGATACAGTAACAACATCTTGTACAATCTTATAACCAATGTCTGCCGTTGCATCTGCCGAATACTTAGATACGATCAACTCTTGCTTTGGTGTAAATACAAAGTGTCCTTTAACATAGAATTCAGAAGAACCGACTTCTACCGCACACGCAGTACCAATAGCAGGGTTTGCAGTTGTGTTAGTAGTCTGTACTGTCAGGTTGATGTTCGATCCATTAGAAAGAACTTCTCCCGGAGTTACACGAGCAGGTTCTAGGAAAGTAGTAGCAGGACTACGAGCAGTAGGATCTTCTAGATACTGAATGTAGATTGTATCTGGATCAGTACCAGTTGCCGCGACTGCACGGTAAACCTTTACCTTAATGCTAGACTGTGAACCAGTAAGGACAACACCGTTAAGGTTATCAGTAGTATCGAACGTGTTGTTCGCATCATTCGAGATCTTGGCAAACTGCCAGTTCTGAACAGTTATACCACCAGTCTGAGTTGCCACACCGTCTTTGGTGTATACATTATTAGCAAACCGTTGGATTTCTTTCTGGATGATAGTCTGCATCTGCGTAAGTTCACGCGCTTGAAGCGCACGACCTGCGTTGAATAAGATCTGTGAGTAATTATCACTATCTTTATAATCGTCCTTATAGGTCGATCTCATTGTCTGTTCTGTAAACGTATTTGGCATTTCTTAATCCTAGATAGTGATTACTATTTTCAAGTCTTCGGTTTGGTCGGTAGATCGTGTTACTGGTGATCGGTTATCTATATATAGGAGATCTCCAGAGTAAGGATCTGCTTCGCCCTGAGTCTTTGCGGCAATAACTCCAGTGATAGATGCATTACCAACTACCGACACAGTTTCTCCTACTGCGAAAGGTGTAAATCCTGTTGTTGTATTCTGGTGATACCATACAGTATCCGAATCATTTGTGTCATCAAGAATTGCTGTAGCACCAGAGGTCGCACCACTAATGGTAGACTTCTGTACAGTAGACTTCAAGAACGCACCAGAGTTGAATCGAATCTTGTCTAAGACCCTAGCGGTGGTAGAAGTGAGAAGAGTCCCATTTGCAGAGTCAACACGAGGATTACGAACGAGTGATACTTGACGGAAGATCTCATCACCTGTAACAAAGTCACCACCTTCTATTCCTTCTGGTTTTGTATTAAACATCATACCATTTGATTTAAGATCAATTACTGGGTTAGCACCGATACCATCACGTTGTCCTATAATAGGACGTGCAGTACACGAGTCACCGCCACCACCAGTAATAACTACGTTAGCATAGTCATAGTCTTTACCGAAGTAAGACGCACTAGAGTTGCCAGAACTATCTGCTACAACTTTAATGTCGATGATTACTTCACCAGACTTAACTGCATATGCTCTTGCGTTAGTACCGTTACCGATAATGCTTACTGTAGGAGTAGAAGTATAACCAGTACCACCGTTGGTGATTGCGTATCCTAAGATCTGTCCCGGAATTGCATTGTTCTGTACGATCTCTTGTTGAAGATCTTCGGCAGGACTGTCTGAGTCAGTTGAGGCAACATACCGTACTGGTTGATATGCAGAGGATAAGAACTTGTCTGCTCTCAATGCACCAATAGAGTATAGGAATTTCCAAGTGTATCCATCCGCAGTACGGAAAGGAGAACCAATAGTATTACCTGTAGGTTGAATAGTAGACAACTGAGAGGTACCATCCTGCTTCTTACCCTGCTCCAAACAAACGTAGATCTCGTTGTTAGCGTTGATAGCATAGAAGGGATTCACTGGGAACCCAACATCATTGTCATCAAAGGCAGAATAGATCAGGTTAGCAATCCAGATTCTACGAGGAATGACATAAGAGGCATCCTCAATAAGTTTGAGTGATTGGAAACCACCACGAGCATCTCGCGCACTTGCGGCATCATTCGTAGGAACAGTTGCCACATCCGAATCGTTCCAGTCTTCTGATCTACCAATTGCGGCATAATATCTTATGGACGCACTGACTTGATCGGCAAGGAGATCATCCAAGACTTGTTTTTTAAATGTATCGGTTACTACTGGCATTTATCTATTCCTAATTTATGTTGTTACGCAACTGCCGGATCAGAGGATCCAGTAGACGCACCATATGTATTTATTATTGCCCATTGGTTGGTGAACCACATAAGCATTACTGAGTCATTTTGTGTCAATGTTATAGTAGAAACTGAACCAATGTTAGATGATGTTGGTTTGATAACGGCATTGACATTCTTTGTGTTGGTTATATACTTCACTTCACCAGTCTGAGTACCATTGGGTAGAGTATAATCTGCACCAGAATTATTCACGATAATTGATACTGGAACATTAACACTTAACGCACCTGCACCACTCACACTTTGTGTTTTAAGAACAAGTTTAGAGTCAATCTGTACAGCACCATTACCAGATCCTTGCAATGACAATGAAGTAGTAGATTCGCCTACTGCTTTAAGTATCGGTGCAACATTGGTACGTCCACTTGTAATGCGAAGATAGTTAACTGGAGAAGAGGAGTCTGCAACAAATAATAGTTGTTCGTTACCTGCACTATCAAGTATACCATCACCGTCACCCATACGAATATTATCTATTCGTGGAGCAGTAAGTGTCTTGTTAACAAGTGTCTGTGTATGACTATTGAATGTAAACTCATCTGCGGCACCCAACAATGGGAGTGTGACTGTCCTGTCTGCGGCAAGTTCACTTACTGCAACAACATACTGGTGATTAGCACTAGTGTCGTTGATCTGAGGAGTGGTAAGAACCGCACTAGTCAGAGTCTTATTGGTGAGTGTCTGAGTTGCGGCATCCATAACCAACTGACCCGAAGCATTCGGGACATAGATTAGGTTACTAGCAGTCGGAGCAACAACACCAATTCGAGACGAGAATGATCCACCTGCGGAATCTTTAAATATAATTCCACTGGAGTCAAAGTCAATAAGAGGAGTCAGTGCATCACCGTCACCTAACTTATTGTAGATCTCGATAATGTTCTGTTCGATCTTTAATGCGGCACCGCGAAGCGTATCGCCTGTGCCATCATTCGCAATCGTTCCTCTGTTTAATACTTGTCTAGTCATCTTACTTCCCGAATATTATTACTTCTATTTATACTATTATTTACATCCCTCTTCTGATTATCTCACGCAAAGATATCTCAGAATCAGAATCGCCTACGGAGCGTATTGCTCCTCTATTTATTGTATCTGTAACTAGCAATGCAGAGTTATCAGAGTCGAACCTAGTCACAGCAGGGTTCCAAGTGAATGTCTCTTGGTCGATCAGTTCGCTAGAAGATAAGTCGAATCCACTGTACAATGTTGATCCATCACTATCATCATCCAACGTTGGACTATCTGGAGTGAGGTACTCACCAAGACTAGAATACATTCTGTCAAGGTTATCGACAGTAAGATTCTCAAGATCTGACCAATCATTACCGCGTGGAATACCTAGTGCAAGATCTGCACTATCTTGTGCCTTACCTGCGCTACTACCCAATCTAGTTCTGAATTTCAATACGGCACCTGCGTCACTTGTTATACCAAAGTCGAATAGTGCGGTGTTCTGCTCGAACGCCAGATTCTCGAATCCTGCCTGACCTTCCAATACGATTGGTGGTTTAATTGCTTCGCCCGGATCGTACTGAGCATTATCGAATCCTGCGGCACCTACGATCTGTGTAAGTCCACCAAGATACATTCCTGCGGGATGAACGATCAACTTATAGGCATCTCTCCACTGTGCGATAGATAATTCTGATCTAATCTGTACAGCAAAGGTTTGATATAATTTGTTGTCGGTGAGAAATCTAGATGATTCTGCACCTACCTTTGATTCATTTAATGTAAATATATATTGTTTAGTATACACCACATCTGGTTCAATGTCAAAGAATGTCTTGAAGAATTGTTGTATAGAGTATCTAGTACCCTTGGTTCTATAGAGATAACTAGAGTACTTAACAGCAGTCCTCTTATCTACGAAACCTTTGAAGTAGTTCTGACCTAATAGATACTCGTCTTCGAAATAACTTAGTAGATCTTTGTCAGTCTGTGTAACATCCCTCGTCTCGAACATATTGTTTAAGAAACGAGTTAAGGATGTATTCTGTGACTCAAAGTCATAGTAGTGTTTTAGAAACGAGACAAACTTCGGATACTCTGCTAGAATATGATCGGGTAAGACGGACTCAACTTGGGGTTCCCGAAGATTGATGTCACGTCTATTCGTGTCTACTAATGTTTTATCTAAGATAGTATTCTTTGGCATTAGTTACTCGCTGTAGTACGCAGACCTTTAGCACTTAGTCTAGTGTTATCGTATTCGAGAATGTATTCTCTATTTGGTACTATCGCACTCTGGTTGGCAGGTATTACGCTCATCTTGATCTCAGTAGATTCGTCTGCTTTGAATCCTACTAGATGCACTATACCTGCTCCGGGAACATAGTATCCTACGTTGTCTATAACAACATCACCTGTACCAGTATCAATGATCTGTAATACTAGACCTTGTTGAACTTCTTGAGTACTAGAGGACGTGGTAGTTATATTATTCTCGCCAAGTGCGGCAGTAGTAACTGTATTAACTTTACCAACAACAACTACGTTCGATGTTAGTGTATCAATCGTTACGATGTTCTTTGTCTCTTTGTTTACTATCTGACAGTTCAATAATCCTTTGGCAGTAGTCTTTTTGAATACCGAAGACGTAATAACCTTCTGATCAATCAGAGGATTAGATATTTGAGTCGGGAAGTCAAAACTGAAGTTACCTTCTACGCCACCAGAGGGGGTGAAACGTTGTTGCATACTAACATCTGCACGAGAAGATAGGATAGCAGGACTCACGTCATCAATCAATGCGAGTAGTTGCGAACGTCTGAATGCTTGTCCGAACTTACCAGTGTTAGTCGTATAGTAACTAGTCATCACGTTTCTTACAGATTCCTGTAAAGCATTGATTGACAAGTTAGTGTAATCTGGGTTATACTGAAAGAACACATTGTTTTCAATAAAAGTTACTACTGGATCTGTATACTTCAATCCAAAGGAGGCAATTGACAATTGATCAACCAACACACGGATGTTGTCTTTAGTTACTTCTTTGAGACTGTCAGTTACGTCTGACTTGAACTTGATAGAGAGGAATGCTATACCATACTCTGGTACTAGGTTATCTTCTCCACCCCACGCAATGATGTCATCAATCAATGCACCGTATGTACGAAGTACTAATGATGCATAGTCAGCATGGGTTACCATTCTGTTCTGTGTGGCATAGCGATAAGGAGAGTTCTTACGAATAGATGCGAGTGACTCTTTGGCAGAACCACCGACTGATCGGTTAGTAGTAGATACGACAGGTAATCGTTCGAGACCGATACCACTTGTGGGTTCAGTTACTTCGATAGTATTAACTGGTTCGAACAATCTTGCACCGTTGGCATTAGAACCATCTACTGATAAGTATTCTATTGTGACCTTAGAACCTGCGGTAGGTACTGCACCTAAAGTAGAACCATTACCGAACGACAACTCATAGTATCCATTAGGTGCTTCCTTGAGGATATAAGCAGGAGTTGTTACGTCAATGTTAGTTGCGACCTCTAGGTTAATGTAAGAGGTAAAGTCACCAGAAGTTGCGCTCTCATATACCTTTACTACAGCAGTAGATCGATCCATGTTTATATCTGGGATTATATACAACGTACCTTCGGCATCTTCACCTGCGAAGAAAGTCTTAGTCTTAGCAATACCTTCGAAGACAGGAATCTCTGTGGATCCCTCTAGTGTTTGGAATTGGAAGAAGTTATTACCATCGTTTGTTGCTTCGATTAACTCTTGAGTCTGGAATGTATATGACGCATCGTTAACAGAAGAGGTAAACTTATAACCAGAAGATACCTGTAATTTCTCAGGTACATCTTCTTGGTCGATACCAATGTTAAAGGATAGGTTGACTGTCGCTTGTGCGGCACTCTTAGACGCAGGAACATAACCCAAAGTCTCTGCGTGTGACACAACACTGGATCTCAACTGTGCAGTATTCAAGAACGATTCGTTCAAGGCAAAGTTGGCAGTCAGTCCATTCATGTGCGTGTTGTATGCCAACACATCAAGAATATTTGAAAGACCTGCCGCTTCAAAGTCGTAGTCTTTAAACTCAGACTGTTGCTGTAAATATGTCTTTAAATTATTCTTTATCGCTGTGAAGTCTAAAGAAGAACTGTGTATTGTTGTTGCCATTATCGTAACCTATTCAGTCGTGTTGTGAACTCTGATTGTTCGCCAGAATTCAATACGTTAAAAACTAATGTTATTGTAAGTGTGTTATCGTCTGGAGACAATACACATCGGATGACCAATTTCTTATGATCGACCCTTGGTTCATACACTCTTACATTCTCTCGGATAGCAATCTTGATCTCACCTACTGTTCCTGCGTCTGCAAGTTCAAACAAATACGAATTAAGATTACATCCAAAGTATGCTTGGAATGGTTTCTCGGTTCGTGCTGTCATTAATAGGTTCTTGAGTGACTGCTTAACTGCCGCCACAGCATTCTTTTTATAAATGTCACCAGTCGGTTTCGCAGAGAAAGACATATCAATGTCTATGTACTCGCGATTGTTTGTAGCGTTTAACGTGACTTGGTTATCAAGTTTACCGTCTTCTACTGAGAATGCTCTTGCCATCTTACTATCCTAAAATTCTTATAGTTCTATTTATACATCTTCTAGAACTTCTGTGAGTTCATCTGCCGATAAAAGCGACCCATTAAAGTTAGTCTGTACTTTACCACCAAATGATACATCAAAAGACTCTGGTACCTTGGGTGTTTCGACTGCAATCTGCGCATTCAGTACACCATTGGGATTCCACATATCGTATTCTAATGAGAGTTTATCATAGTTCATGTAGTCTTTCCAAAACACTGCTAGATCAAACGTTCTCTCATAATCGATCTTTCCGTCTTCTCCCACTACTTTATATACTACCAATCGACCTTCTTGCTTAGTGAGGTTATCACCTGCAACTGTTTCTATTGGGCCACCACGGTAGACACCTTCGGTCACAATCAAACGAACGTCCTTGAACATATCAGTATTACCATTAACACTACGGAACAGTTCTGCGTGGAGGTATAGGTTCCGTGCTAGTTGTTTCCGTTCTGTCTGGTCATTCTGATACTTGGGTACGGTTGTCAAACTACATGGGTTGCCTTTGGTGCCAAGGAACTTAGCAAGTGAAACTCCCGGTGCTAGTTTCGTACTAGACAATATTATGTCTTGGAAGTTAGGGTTGAACTTCTGGTCAGGTAAAACTATCATTTGAATATCTTTCCTCTATGGTCTATTGAGTTACCTAATGCGGTGTATCCGAATGTTGGAGTTGTAGCAGTTCCTTTTGCAACACGACCTATCTTAAATGGTAATGGTGCTTCCCATTGGGCACTTATCACTTCGTTCTGTATTAGTATATCAACGAACTTATTACCTTCTTCATTCGTAATTGTTCGGTTTGCTATATCTCTTAACGTTGATCTAATCTCATCAATGGTTGGATCTTTCTCGAACAACCCTGCATAATCGTCTCGTAATAATAACGAGTTTCTCAATGCATCAAGTGGATCGATGGAAACTGCACGGATAGAAAGATG